CCGCCTCGTGCCCCTGCTGGTCCTGCTGGTACAAGAACAGCGGCGACGTGGGCATCAGCTACCGCTGCACTATGGGCGACTGCTCCCACCTGGGACCCCCGACGCCACCGGCCGAGCTGCTGAGGAGGGGAGCGTGACCGACGACCTGTTCTCCGTCGCTGAGGCCACCGCTCGCCGCGACGCCGGGATCGACTCCGCCGAGGACCACATGGACCCGGAATGGCACCGACTCATGCTCTGGACGATCCGCTCGATCGTCCCGGGAACCGAGTTCCTCATCGAGGACGTCGTCGCCCGTGTCGCGACACGCGGCATCGAGACTCACGACCGCCGGGCCGCGGGAGCGATCGCCCGAGAGGCGTCGAGACTCGGGCTCATCGAGTCGGCGGGCTACGCCGCGGCGAACACGTCGAACCGGAGCCCGAAGACGCTCTGGATCCGGACCGAACCGAAAGCGAGGACCGATGCCTAAGCCCTACTACGAGCAGGACGGCATCACGATCTACCACCCGGAGACGTGACACCGGAGAGAGGACCCGCTACCGTCGTCGACGTGGAGCGTTCGCGAACGGGGGATGGCGAGTCCGACCCTGGACCTGCGGAGGGCACGCCGGAGCCAGAGGCGCAGGTCACGGGCTCGCGGACGAGGGATCAGATCGACGCCGAGCGTCAGGAACTCGACGCCCGGATCCTCGCACTCCACCGGGCGGGCGCCTCGTATCGAGACGTCGTCGCCGCTCTCGCCCGGACCGGGACCGAGATCACGATCGCCCGGGCCCACCGCGGAGTCCAGCGGGCGATCGCCGCCGAGCCGGTCAGCGACGCCGCAGCGATCCGGTCGACGCTGCTCTCGCAGATCGACGACGCCTATCGCCTCCTCCGCTCGATCGCTCACGCCGTAGACGACGATGGGGGACTCGCCAACCGGGACCGGACGATCCGGGCGATCGAGAAGATGGTCCCGCTGTGGGATCGGAAAGCGAAGCTCCTCGGGCTCGACGCCCCCGCCCGCCGGGTGGTCGAGATTGAGGTCGTCACGGACGGCGCCCTCCGGAGCGAGCGCGAGATGCTGTCCGACTTCCTCGCCTCCGCCGGGATCGACGTCTCCGCCCTCCCGACGCCGCAGGATCGAGCCGCCGAGATGCTGGCCCTCTCGTCCTCGCCCGGACCGATCGACGCAACCGCTGCCGAGGGGGATCCATGAGCATGACCGTCACCGACCAGGTCGCAGCGTGCGAGCGCCTGTACTTGTCCCGGTTCGGCCGGGAGCCGACGAACGCCGAGGTCGCCCGCCTGACCGGCGCCTACCTGTCCGAGATCGAACGGGCCCGCCTCGACCTCGACGCCGGACGCAGACGAGAGGCCGCTAGACGCCCGTCTAAGCCATCGCGAGCCCAGGGCACGGGGAATCTGACCTACGGGGACTGTCGGGACTGCGGAGCGCCCCTGGTGCGGATCCCCGGTCGGACGGGTCGACCGCCCGCCCGCTGCGACTCCTGCCGGGGTCTGTCGTGAGGGCGATCGCCATCGGGGGAGCCATCGTCGCCCTGGCTGCGCTCGCCGTGCTCTCCGGGCTCGTCGTCGCCGGGCTGACGACCCGGAGCCGCCTAGAGAACGAGGCGGAGGACGCCCCGGCCCGTGCCGCCGCCTGTCGATGCCCGGATCACGTCGAAGCTCCCGACCTCCTGCCGATGTCGCCCTACGCCGAGACGCTCGCCGCCGACCTCCGAGCGACGCTCGACCTCCCGCTCGACGAGTGGGCCCGTCCGTCGTGAGTGTCGCGACAGGCGGTAGTGTCGCGACAGGCGGTAGTGTCGCGACACATGGGATCGACCCCGCGTACCTCGTTCCGCCTCTCGTCCGAGACGCTCGCCACGCTCGACGCTCGTCGGGGGACGACGTCCCGGTCGGAGTTCGTCCGGCGACTGATCGCCGACGCCGCCGCGACGTCGCCGCCCCGGGATCCCGTCGACGCGTTCTGCCAGCCGGTCGACGTGGCGATCGGTCCCGTTCCGACGCCGCACCGCTCGCTCGCCGTAGACGACGTCTGGCCGCCCCGGTTCGTCCCGGTCGAGTCGATCGACGTCGTCCCGCACGTCGTCGACGTCGAGCCACGGTTCAAGGCGAAGGGGAGGGGATCGTGAGCGGGCGGGAGAGCGAGTGGGTGGTCGTGGAGTTCGGCCCGGCGACGTGACCGCCGGGTTCCCGACCGACGTCGCCTCCGCCCTCGCACGGTTCTACGAGATCACCGACCTGGCAGCCCAGCGGATCGCCCTCTCCGAGCGACCGGACCCCGACGCATGGCAGCCCTACCCGCATCAGATCCCGCCGGAGGGCGACTGGCGCGTATGGGGGATCATGGGCGGTCGAGGCGCCGGGAAGACGGACGCCGCCTCCGCGTGGATCAACGACCACATGGTCGGCCCGCCCTGCGTCCGGGGTCTGCACCCGCACCGGGCGATCATCGCCGGTCCGACGCTCGGCGACGTCATCGAGTCCTCGATCGAGGGCCCGTCCGGAGTGAAGGCGCACAACCAGGACGTCGAGGTCAAGACGACCCGCGGTCGGACCTTCGCCCTCTGGCCGAACGGGTCGAGGGCACGCCTCCTCGGAGGATCGTCGCCCGCCGACGTCGCGAGGTTCCGTGCCGCCGGGAACACCTGCGCCTGCGTCTTCGAGGAACTCGCAGCGATCCGCTACCTGCTCGGCGTATGGGAGCACGCCGACCTCGGCTGTCGTCTCGGGCCGAAGCGGCAGATCGTGTTCGCCACGACGCCCCGGGTCCGGCCACTCGTCGTCCGGCTCGACCGGGAGGCGAAGCTCGACGACTCCGGCATCGTCCTCGCCCGCGCCACCATGTACGACAACCCGTCGCTCCCCGATGCGTGGAAGGCCGGGATCGAAAAGCGGTACGCCGGGACCCGTCTCGGGCGGCAGGAGGTCCACGGCGAGCTGCTCGACGACGTCGTCGGCGCCCTCTGGAACCTCGGGATGATCGAGGAGGACCGCGCCGTGCTCGACACCGGGACGATCTCCCGCCTCGACGAGAAGGGCGGAGTCCGTCCGGTCAAGCTGCTCCGGGTCGTCGTCTCCGTCGACCCGTCGTGGGGGACGATGGGCGACGAGGTCGGGATCGTCGTCGTCGGCGCCGGGTCCGACGGTCACGCCTACGTCCTCGCCGACCTGTCCCGCCGGGCTCGTCCGGCCGAGTGGGGGAGGCTGGCGGGCGAGACGTACCGCGACGGCGTCCCGGGGTTCGTCCACAGGCTCGACCGGGTGCTCGGAGAGAAGAACAGGCAGGGCGAGCAGGTCCGCCTCGTCATGGAGACGGCCGCGGCGGAGCTGGGGATCACGATCCCGTTCACGCTCGTCAACTCGTCTGTCGGGAAACGGATGCGCGCCGAGCCCGTCGTCGCTCTCTACGAGCAGCACCGCGTCCACCACGTCGGCGTCCTGCCCGGGCTGGAGGATCAGATGACGACGTGGATCCCGCCGGACTCGTCCGAGGCGGAATCGGAGACGGCGTCCGAGGTCCAGCTCGCCTCGCAGCTCGACGCCGAGCGGAACGCCGGGAACGATGAGGAACAGGGCTCGTCGTGGAGTCCCGACCGTATCGACGCCCTCGTCGCCGGGATCACCTGGCTCCTCCTCGATCAGTCGACGATCGGAGCGGTCGAACTCGCACAGGGTCGGATCCCCGGCGTCCGCGGCGGTATCGACCCGGTCGCTACGCTCCCGCCGCACCTACGTCGAGCGACCGCCGGAGCGATGCGTCGAGGCTAGGTCCACCCGCGGCCACGTCGCCGTGCGATACCATCCCGAGCACCACCGCTCGATCGAGGAGGAATCACCTATGGCCGACGAGGACGTCGCAGCGCAGCTCATCGGACTCGTCCAGTCCGTCGGCGAGGGGAACGTGAACGCCGTCTCGGCGTCCGGCTCAGCGCAGACGCTCCCGGCGAGCTACCAGCCCCCGGGCTCGGCGACCGCCGGATCCTCGATCGACGCGGTCACGCTGACCGCCGCCTGCACGATCACGCTGCCACTCCCGTCGAAGCCCGGCGAGGTCAAGACGGTCGTGCTCGTCCAGGACGGGACCGGCGGACGGGTCGTCACCTGGGCGGAGACGTCCCCCGCGACCCTGACGTGGGTCGGCGCCGCTCCGGTCCTCCAGACGGCGGCGAACAAGATCGACGTCGTCAAGCTCGTCTCGCTCGACGGGGTCAACTGGGTCGGCATCGGGACGAGCATCGTCGGGACGTCGAAGGCGACGATCACCGGGGCCCTCTCGACCGTGACCGACGCCGCGGCGAAGGCGGTACTCACGTCGATCATCAGCGGACTCGTCGCCCTCGGGCTCGCGACCAACTCGACGACCTGAGCGGGTGGGGCAGACGACGGACGTCGCCGCCGAGCGCCTCCATCGCGACCTCGGGAACGTCCAGGTCACGATCGGACCGCAGCTCGTCGCCGCTCGGGCCCGCGTGTTCGTCACCGACCGCCGGGTCCTCGTCTACGTCGCGACGGAGGACCGGAAGGTCGAACTAGCGGAGGACGTCGCGATCCTCGGCGATCCGCCCGAGCGGAACCGCGGCACGCTCGGCGGCGGGCGCGTGTTCATCGAGACGGCCGACGGCCCGCTGACGATCGCCCCGGCTGGCGGCTGCGGCTGCGGATCCCCGCTCAAGTCCATGACACGCCCGGTCGCCTGGTGACCGCCAACCTGAGGAGAACACGATGACAGGGAATCAGCTCGACCAGCCCGAGAACAGCGACGCGGCGGGCGAGGTCGTCCGGCTGCTCCGGCAGTACTCCAACGGGATCGACTTCCCGTTCGGCGAGACCACGCTGCACGTCAACGTGACAGGTGTGATCCCTTACCCGGCACCCCCGGCCGATGTCGAGTTCTACACGGTGCTCGGGCTGTCGCCGCTCGGCGTGACCGTCATCCAGGTCGCCTCGGACGGCACGACGATCGAAGGGGTCTGCAGTCTCAGCCCGTCCGGGCTGATCGTCCTCGACGGGAGCGGGAACCCGACGACGGCCAACATCAACGATGTCTCGATCACAGAGGAGGACATCGAGGTAGACCTGTCGAAGTACAGCACCGGCGTCAAGGGGTTCCGGTTCGTCGGCAAGGAACAGGGAGACTCGCCGCCGAGCGGATACCGGGGGACGTGCTCGGCCGACGGGTCCTCGATCAACCCGGCGACGACCGATGTCACCGGCGACTGGTTCATGGCCATCGACGGGTCGGGCGTGTGGACGCTGACCGGCTCCCCCGGCGACGCGTTCGTGAAGACACTCGGGTCGTGACGGCGGAGACTCATCCGCTCGACGACCTCTCGGTCCTCGACCAGTTCGCCGCCGTCCCCTTCCCGCCGGATCAGCCTGTCGACCGCCGGACGTTCTACGCCCCGGTAGACGACGTCCACGGCGCTCTCGTCTACGTCATCGAGTCGGCCCAGCGGTCGATCGTCGTCGCCATGTACGGGTTCGACGACGACGAGCTGGCGGCGGCGATCCTGTCGAAGCTCCGCGACGCCGGGGTCTACGTCCAGCTCACGCTCGACAGCTCGCAGGCCGGAGGCGTCCATGAGCGGACACTCCTCACCGAGTACCCGTTCCCGGCGTCGACCGTCGCCGTCGGGCGGTCGGAGCGCGGGGCGATCATGCACTTGAAGACGGTCGTCATCGACGGGACGATCGTCGTCCGAGGCTCGACGAACTGGAGCGCGGGAGGCGAGACGCTCCAGGACAACGAACTGACCGTCGAGGCGTCCGCATCCTCCGCAGCGGTAGCGACGGCCCGGATCGGGGCGATCCATGCGAACATGATCAACCGGGCCGCTCCGCCGATCACACCCGCCGATGACCTACCATGACGGCGTGACCGCCGCAGCGATCAACCCGTTCTCGGCGCTCGGGGTTCTCGTCCTCGCTCTCGCCGTCTTCCGTGCGACGCGCCTCGTCGTCGACGACCTCATCGGCGAGCCGGTCCGGGACGCCTGGCACTGGATCTTCCGGGCACGTCGGGCCGGGATCGGCGACTACTTCATCGACTGCCCGTGGTGCGTCTCGATCTGGATCGCCGCCCTCGCCCTCGTCGGCGTCCGCTACGCCTGGGGCGTCGTCGCCTGGCTCGCCCTCCTCCTCGCCCTCTCGGCCGTCGCCGGGCTCCTCTCCCGGATCGACGCGTAGATGCCCGTCTTCGGATCGCTGTTCGGCGGACGACGCCGGTCCGTCACGCGGTCGACGTTCGACGGACGGAACTCGATCACCGCCTCCGCCGCTCGGCTGAACCTCCGGGACCGGACGGAGGCTCGACGGGTCCGCCAACTCAAGCAGGGATGGCAGGAGGACGCCTGGGCTTACCGGGACTCGATCGGCGAGATCCGGTATGCGAACGAGTTTGTGGCGAACGCCGCGTCCCGGATGCGCGTCTTCCCGGCCGTCGTCAATCCGGCGGAGCCCTTCGGCGAGCCTCTCCCGATCGCCGACGTTCCCGGCGTCCCGCCCGAGGTCGTCGAGTCCGCGATACGGTCGATGAACGATCTCGCCGCGTCCCGCCTCTCGATGTCCGAGCTGATGCACACGCTCTCGACGAACATCTCGGTCGCCGGGGAGGCGTTCGTCGTCGGCGTGACCGACCCCGAGACGATGGTCGACGAGTGGCGGATCCGGTCGGTCGACGAGCTAATGGTCCGGAATGACAGGTACGCACTCCGAGAGGTCCCGCTCGATCCGCAGGGCGTCTTCGGGTGGATCGAACTCGACCCGGACTGGTCATACGTCGCCCGGATCTGGCGGTCCCATCCGCGGTTTGAGTTGCTCGCCGACTCTCCGATGCGGGCGATCATGGACGTCTGCGAGGAGCTGCTGATCCTCTCCCGCTCGGTCCGCGCCGTCGGCCGGTCCCGTCTCACCGCCGGGATACTGAAGGTCCCGAACAGCCTCTCGACGACGTCCTCGACCGACGACAATCAAGACCCGGAGTCGGACCCGTTCATCGCCCGTCTCGGCGAGGCGATGATGCTCCCGATCTCCGACGAGGGGACGGCGTCGGCGATCGTCCCGCTCGTCGTCCGCGGCGACGCCGACGCGCTCAAGGCAATGGAGATGCTCTCGCTCGCTCGCCCGATAGACGAGGTCACGATGAAGCTCCGCCCCGAGTTGATCGGCCGGATCGCTACCGGGCTCGACCTTCCCCGCGAAGTGCTGTTGGGGATCGCCGACTTGAATCACTGGTCCGCATGGCAGGTCGACGACAATACGTTCCGTCACCACCTAGAGCCGCACGTCGTCCAGCTCGTCGACTGTCTCTCGGTCGGCTACCTCCGACCGGCGATGGAGCAGGATGCCGACGAGCAGGGATGGGACGCTCCGACCCGGGCGTGGATCGACCTCGCCTGCGCCTGGTACGACCCGACCGAACTCGTCACGCATCCGGACCGCTCCGGGGACGCGATCCTCGCCTACGACCGGAAGGAACTCTCCGGAGCGGCTCTCCGGGAGGCGATGGGCTGGACCGAGGCGGACGCCCCCGGATCGCTGGAGATGGCGCAGCGGATCGTCGCGTCGACCCGGACCTGGCCCGCGAACGCGCTGATCGCTCTCCTCGCCCGGACCGACGAGTCGCTCCGGATCCCGCCGATCTCGACGTCCGGGACGATCCCGGGGATCACGTCCGCCGGGCAGGCATCGCTCCCGCCCGCTGTCGTCCCGGTCGAGTCCGCGGCCGGAGGATCGACGGAGACGCCCCCGTCGTCCTCTACGTCGCCCGCTACGCCTCCGTCCGGAGGATCGGAGCCCGGACCGCCTACGACGCCTCCTCCGAGCCCTCCCGGATCGGCGACCTCGGCTGTCCCGACGACCCTCGACGAGATCCCGTCGGAGCTGCTCGCCCAGGCTATCGCCGAGTTCCTCGGTTCCCAGCCGCCGGAGGTCACCCGGGCCGTCGCTCCCCGGGACCGGATCACGCCGCAGAGTGCGCGCCTGTCCCGGAAGCTGGTCGACGTCGAGCGGGATCTCCGCTCCCGGATCCAGGTCGCGTGCTCCGCCGCCCTCGCCCGAGCGATGGAGCGAGCCGGAGCGCGCCTCCGGTCGCAGGTCAACTCGTCGAAGGATCGGGACATCGTCGCCTCGATCCGGCCGATCCGCAATCGGGACCTCGTCGCGTTCGTCTCCCGGCGGGCCCCGGGTCAGTTCGTGTTCTCCGGGATGGAGGACGCCGAGTGGGCCGAGTTTGAGCCTCAGTTCGACGCGATGGTCAAGGCGGCGACCGAGAACTCCCTCTCGATCGCCCAGGAGCTAGCGGCCGGGATCCCGTCGACCTCGATGACGGAGGCGCGCCAGGCGTTCGCCGGGCAGCGGACGAAGGCGTGGGACGCCCTGAACGACGCGATGAAGACGCTCGCCGAAAAGGCGCTCGACGCGTCGGAGTCCTCGATCACGAACGGGACACTCGCACCGATCGACCCCGAGACGTTGATGCCGACCGGGACCGTCCGTGCGGTCCTCTCGATCGCCGGGGGATCGTCCGACGACTCCGCCGCGGCCGGGATCGTCGACGGCGTCGGGACGCTCTCGATCGCCGACGGCTCGACAGGGATCACCGCGGGCCCGATCATCTCGTCCGCCCTGGCCGACGGCGGGATGGGGCAGGCCGGGTGGGAGTGGATCCACGGGACCGCCGACCGCTCGTTTGAGCCGCACGTCGACCTCGACGGGCTGGAGTTCACCGCATGGGACGACGCCTCGCTGGCGAACGGATCCGACTGGCCCGAAGTCGCCTACTTCGCCCCCGGGGACCACCCGGGATGCACCTGCGACTTCGCCGTCCAGTGGGTCCAGTCGGACGACGCCGACTCCTCGTCCGACGCCGATGCTTCCCCCGATGACCAGTGAGTGACAGAATGACCCCGGAGGTCCGATGACAGAGCGCCGCAACCGCACGCAGAGTTTCCTCGACGGATGGACCGCTCTGCGCGGCGATTCCGCCCTGACCGCCGCCGGTCCGGCACCCGCCGATCCCGCCGCGGGTCCGACTCCTCCGGGCGACTCCGGAGGCGACGAGACTCCGACGCCCGATCCGACGGACGGGACGCCGACCCCGGGGACGCCGACCGACATCGACAACGACGCGGTCTGCGAGAACACCCGGAGCGACGGCGAGCCCTGCGCCCACCCGGGCTCCGCCCACGCCGACACGGCCGACGGTCTGAACACCGGAGCCTGCTCGATGCAGAACTGCGACTGCTCGGCGATGCAGCCGCCGGTCGCCGACGAGTCGCAGATCGGCGACGGGACCGGCGGCGAGGACGACTCGCCTCCCGGGTCCATCGGTGGGAGGGGCGACGGGACGCCGAGCGCCGGGGGACTCTCGGCGCAGCTCGCCGAGGGCGACCCGCCCGTCCCCGTCCCCGAAGCGGCTCCGGCCGGAGCGCCCGCGCCCGCGCCCGACGCATCGACCGACGACGGGTCGAGCGCCGCCTCCGATCCGTCCCAGGGTGCAGACGGCGGAGACGTCCCGCCTCCGTCTGCCTCCGTCCAGGGCCCGGCGTTCACGATCCCGGTCGGTGTCGTCGAGGGGATCCCGACGTCGGACGGTCGGATGATCCAGCCGCAGGCGCTCACGTCCCGGATCGCTCCCCTCCCGCTCATGTGGCTCAACGAGACGTCGCCCTACGGCCATGAGGGCGCCTTCCTCGCCGGACGGATCGACGTCATCGAGCGGGACCCGGCGAACCCGACGTCCTGGCGCGCCTCGGGGAACTTCCTCGCCACGGAGCAGGGACTCTCCGCCGCCGACGAGCTGGATCAGATGGGCGCGTTCGGAGTCTCCGCCGACATCGGCGACGTCGCCTCCGAGATCGTCGTCTCGGATCCGTCCGGGAACGAGATCGGCGCCCTCGACATCGGCGTCGGCGAGGTACTGGAGACGCTGACCCGCGGCGAGATCATGGGGTTCACCGGCTGTCCGATGCCCGCGTTCCCCGGGTGCTACATCGTCCTGGGGGACGGTTCCGGCGAGGTCCCGGCGATCGCACAGCAGACGCCGGACCAGTCCGCGTCGGTCGAGTCGATCCACGTCCTCTCGACGACCGAGTGCGAGCCCTGCCGGTCCGGTGAGAACTCCGGCGAGCCGCTCGTCGCATCCGGCGCTCCGGAGTCGCCGCCCGCAGCGTGGTTCTCGACTCCCGAGGCGGAGGAGCTGATCCCGCTCACCGTCGACGCCGACGGCCGGGTCTACGGTCACCTGGCGCCGTGGAACGCCTGCCACATCGGGCTCGCCGGATGCGTCGTCGCTCCGCACTCGGCGACGGGGTACGCCTACTTCCACACCGGAGCGGTCGTCACCGCCGAGGGAACGGAGATCGCCGTCGGGAACCTGACGGTCGGGACCGGGCACGCTCCGCAGACGGGAGCGGGAGCGACAGCAGCCGCAGCCGCCGCGCACTACGACCACACCGGGACGGCGGTCGCCGACGTCCGAGCGGTCGACGGCGTTCACGGGATCTGGCTCTCCGGCGCCCTCCGGCCCTGGGCGACGCCCGATCAGATCCGGACGCTCCGAGCCGCGCCGCCCTCCGGGGACTGGCGACGGATCGCCGGTCGGATGGAACTCGTCGCCGCGCTCGGCGTGAACACGCCCGGGTTCCCCGTCCCCCGTCCGACCGCCGTCACCGCGTCCGGTCGGGTCGAGTCGCTCGTCGCCGCCGGGGCTCCCGAGATGGTCGCGCTCGCCGCGGTCGTCGAGGAGGAGTCGACGGAGGACCGCCTCTCCCGCCTGGAGCGCGTGTTCTCCTCGCTCGGCCCGGTCGCCCGTGACGGGCTCCGCTCCCGGTACGCCGCGGCCCGGGGTCGCTGATGTCGTCGACGTTCCCGGGCTCGCTCGACTCGATCACCGACCCGACGCCCGATGACACGATGGACGGACGGGTGGGCGGACTCGTTCACTCGCAGCTCCTCGCCCTCATCGGGACCGCCGTCGAGGCGATCGAGTCCACGGTCGGCGTTACCGGCTCGACCGACCCGGAGTCGCTGACGTACCGCATCGACAACGGCGCAGGCGTCCCGACCCTCGACCTGTCGTACAACGGGAACGGGCCGATGGCGTGCCAGGTGCTCAACGGATTGTCGTGGGACCCATCAACCGGGGGCTTCCTCTACATCGTCATGCCGGGCGCACTGTCCGGGTTCCCTGTCGACATCCCGGCGGTTGCGGAGGTCGATGGCAGCGGTGTGATCCAGGGGTTTCTCACCTTCGGCTACGGCGGGGGCGGGGCGCATGTGTTGGCGTTTGGCCCGACCGGCAGCCCCGCCAACGTCGACATCATCGGGCTGTGCCAGGGGAACACGGATGGCAATCCGGGCGACACGGTCCCTGGCGGTATCCCATCGGTTCAGGGCATGATCGTCCCGGACGTCGACGGGAGTGCCTGGGTCTGTACGTCGTCTGCTCCCGATGCGACGTGGGCCCACCTGCTTGTCGGCGGGGGAGTGCCGACGGAGACGGTGACGATCATCATCGACTCGTCGCCGATCGCCGTTCCGATGAACGTCCTCCCGGATCCCAGCGCGACTCCGACGACCGGCGTCACCGGGTCCGGATCAATCGAAGGTCAGTTCACCGCATACGTCGGGGCGATCGACTCGGATGGGAACGCCACGGCCGGATTCTGTATTCGCAGCGGGAATCTCTACGGCGTCCAGAGCGGGGTCGCCGATATCGACCACCCGCTTACCCTCAGCGGTGGCGTCTGGTCGGCGATCGCCGGAGACGGACTCTCCGCAGGGTTCCAGGCCGACGCCGGATCAGGGAACGCGAACATCGGCGTCGACTCGTCCGGGAACCCGACGATCGGTGGAGTGAACGCTTCGGGGAACACCGTCGGGATCGCTACGGACGGGTCAGAAGCGACGATGGCGATCGCCGCGTATACCGGGGCGAGCGTCACGGCGAGCGCGAGCAACGTCGGAGCGGAGGCTGCCGACCTCAACGTGACCGACGCCGCCGGGGACGAGGTCGGACTAGCAGCGTCCTCGGGATCGTCGGCCGTCCAGTTGTTCGTCGCCACTGTGGGGGCAGGCGCCCTCGCCGCCTACGCCCGCGACGGCGTCCCCGACTACCCGGCAACGTTCCTGTCAACCGTGACGGGTATCCGTCTCGGCGACTCGACGGGCGGCGGTGTCTGGCTGTGGGGCGGACCGACGAACCCGAACGACTCGACCGATCCGGCGCTGACCTCGTCGCCCGGCGATCTCTACATCCAGCCGACCGAAGGTCCGACCGTCGTGTGGATCTGCACCGCGGGCGGGACGCCTGGGACGTGGGTGCCCTACGATTCTACTCCCGTCCTCAGCCTGTCCTACGCCGCGGCGGGACCCTTCCCCGTCCCGTGCTGGGGTATCCCTGCTGGGTACGTCCCCGGGGAGGGCATCGCCACCCTCGGGGCGCAGCTCACCGTCGGGAGCAACATCGGCTCGGGCCTGCTCCTCGACGCCAACAGCAACCCGATCCCCGATGGGTGGACCTTCCCGGCCGTGATCTTCGTGGAGGGCAACATCATCTACGACATCGTGGCCACGAACGGCTACACGATCGACAGTGCCCAGGGCGGCGTCATCACTTGGGGGAGCAGCGGAGGCGCACCCGTTCCCACTCCCATGCCGGGGGGCATCACGAGTCCCGGTGTGGTCGTCCTCTCCAACCTGCCCACCTCCGACCCGGCGAACGCCGGGCAGCTCTGGAGCAACAGCGGGGTCGTCACGGTGAGCGCCGGTTGATGCTCGGCAGGGACCTGCTTGGCGGGGAGCTTCTCGGCGGGGACGGGTGGTCGCTTCCGCCGGTCGAGCCGGTCACGGGCCCGGCGGTGTTCACCTACTTCGCCTTCGATGCCATGAGCATGACGTTGCTG